CCCGCAAGGGGGCCCTGGCGCAGTGCAATACATCCTCGCACCTATGGTTGTCCTCCTTTCCGGGGAGGGCCATTGTTGGTGCGTAGATTGGGGAGAATTAACTCCCCTGGACCGTAGGGAGCTCTGGTGCTGTTGGGCAATGTTAGGAAGAGAGCGATCGGTAATATTGGATCGTCTCATACCTTCACCGTCAAATATGCAGATGGTTCGCATTATGACGGCCCACTTCGTACTATCATAGACGAGTGGGTTGCCTTTCAAGGGAGTCAGGTGACTGACTCCGAAAACCATAGCTATTGGAGATCTGGCCTTATCCGTGAGGCTAAGGACGTGTATCTCCGAATTGAGGATACGGGGGGCGACTTCACATCTGAAAAGAAATATCTGGCTTCGCCGGTTAATCCGGTGATCCAGAATGTTTCATCAGGTGTGATTATTCCTGGTGGGTATACGGTGACCTACAAAGGTGCCGTACGTCCAACAGGGCTTGGCGGTTTGGTGAACTTCCCGGCGTCTGCGAGGTCGAGCGATGCTCAACTTGCAGCGTTTGGAACTCACGCAATCGCACAATGTGCTCCCACGAATTCTGTCGCTAACCTTTCAACCGCATTGCTTGAACTCTACCATGATGGTCTCCCGAAGTTGATGGGAGCTGCCATGTGGAAGAGGAGGGCCGAATCGATCCGGGGGGTTGCAAAATCCTCCGGCGAAGAGTACCTCAACTTGCAATTCGGTTGGAAACCACTCGTTGGTGACGTCGAAGACGTTGCCAAAGGAGTGCTGCAGATCGAGAAACTGGTAAAACAGTATTATCGAGATGCAGATAGAGTGGTTAGACGACGCTATAGTTTTCCACCAGTTATGAAGCAGGAAGAGGTAACGGTCTTTTCGAAATGCGACGCCCTCCTTGTGGGGGGCGACGATTCGACAGTCCGTCTTCCTACTTCTAACCAAGGCGTAGTTGTCCGCAGACGTCTCACGACGATAAATCGCTGGTTCTCTGGCGCTTTTACATATCACATCCCCGATTATGTTGGGAGTGGATGTTGAGCGCTTCGGATAAAGCGAGGAAAATTCTAGGGTTAGAAATAACCCCAGAAGTTCTGTGGGAACTCGTACCTTGGAGCTGGGCCATTGACTGGTTTGCAAATGTGAGCGATCTTATTCAGAACGTTCACAATTTGTCCAGTGATGGTCTCGTTATGCGATATGGGTATATCATGGAACATTCTATGGTCCGTGACACCTATATCCACATTGGACCGACCGGCTTTAAAGACCGGAAAGTCTTCTGTGAGCCGTATACTTTCGTTGTTGAAACGAAGTTACGACGGCGAGCGACACCCTTTGGTTTTGGACTCGACTTGTCAGCTTTGACAAGCCAGCAGAAGTCCATTCTGGCGGCTTTGGGATTGTCCCGAATCCGCTAGAGATGTTTGTTCTGCGTCAAAAACGCCAAGGGGGTCAGAGACCCTGACCCTAGGAGTGATGCCTATGAGTTTCGCCGATCCACTAACCGTTACGATCAGTGCTGTTCCCATTGTGATGCCGCGCACGTATGCGGCAGGCAGTGAGACCAAGTACTCGTCCGCTGACGGACTAGTGAATTTGTCCGCAAACCATACCCTCGTTAAACAGGGTAGGGAGCGGCATCTTCTTCGGATCGACCATTCGAAAATGACCACTAATCCGTTTGATACCACGCAGAACGTGAAGGTCAATGCGGCGATTTACACCGTTTTTGACATTCCGCCTGCGGGGTATACGGATACGGAGGTCCTCGCTGTGTTTACGGGTTTCAATACCCTTTGCACCGCGAGTTCGAATGCGCTCCTCGCCAAGCTTCTTGGCGGAGAGTCGTAGTGAGGGGGTCAGTTCGGCTTCAGATCTGGGTGAAGAACGGGGGACCGAGAGGTCTCCTGTTGTTTCTCCTAGTCCGAAGCTCCGCTGGCCCCGCCGTGATGATGTGGAATTCAATGAACTGAATGTCAGCCTTAGAATTAGCTATAAAACGCTAGTTCTAGCTTTCGTTCTATTCGATGTTTTCCACAAGGTCATCAATGGCGTGTTCGATTCCAATATCTTGTAGATAATCGGGGTCTCAGAAAAGCCCCGGCTACAGATTTGGAAGAGAGCTGTCATAGGCTTTCCTCAGTGGTACCCAACCGTGAGGTTGGATGTGAGCTTCATAGGCTATGGATTCGGTGTCCCCCAATAAGGAGGTCCGATGAAAAGCCTGATGTCACTCTGGTCCAGGTTAGCTGAGGAATCGGCTAACCAGTGTTGCACAAGCGCCATCCGTGACATTAATACCGTCACGGAGCGGTTCGAACATGAGGGGTTGTCGTTTTTGACGATAACCCTACCAGACCTTGGAAAGGCCATCCAAAAATGGTTGGACCAAGGTGAGGTCGGCATCCACACCTCGTTCAAGACTGAACGAGGTGGAAGGCTCCCCCGATTTCTCGGAGGTTTCTTCTGCCGTGTGTTCGACCGGTGTAGTGGCTCGTTGCTCGATGAACCATGTGTCGCCTCGATTCAAGCTTTACGTCAGCTAACGCTGATGTTTGGCAAGATGGAGTTACCGTGCTCTCAAGCACGGCAACGTAAGGCGATCATGAATTACCTCGAGTGTGAGCTTGAAGTCAGATTGTTCGACGGTGTGCTCTCTCAGAGAGATCTGAAGGAGTTCACCACTATGTCGAACATGCTTTTTGGGAAAGTCTTTACTGGCATGGACAGAGATGTCTATGACCAGAGGATTGTTCCCAAGCACGGTCCGGGATCAACAGCTGATGGGCTCTCTGGAAACAGAAAGTTCGATCAAGCTGTCTGGACCGATCGGCTCGAGCCGGTTTTTCCGGCAGGTGAGCATCTCCTTTCCAATTGGAAGTATTACGACCAATTGGATGGAGTTGACTTCAACGAACCCGGTTCAGAAGTGCCCGTTAAGGTCACTCTTGTTCCTAAAACGTTGAAGACTCCTCGAGTTATCGCCATGGAGCCGACTTGCATGCAGTATATGCAGCAGTCGCTACTTAGGTGTTTTCTCGAGTGGTATGGGAGAGATAGACTCCTCCCATCCCTGATCGGATTTGACGATCAGCGCCCTAATCAGGCGCTTGCACGTCAAGGTTCGATTGATAATCGAACCGCAACACTAGATCTTAGTGATGCTTCTGATCGCGTCTCCAATCAGCTCGTCAGAGCTATGTTGCGTCAATGGCCCCACTTGTTGGGAGCAGTTGATGCAACACGGTCTCGACGGGCTGCCGTAGGAGGCTCCGAAGTAATTCGGTTAGCCAAATACGCGTCTATGGGTTCAGCACTCTGCTTCCCCGTAGAGGCGATGGTCTTCACGACATTGATCTTCTTAGGGATCCAGCGGTCGCTCAACGTGTCACTTTCCCCACATGACCTTTATCGGTATGTGGGCTCGGTGCGCGTCTACGGGGACGATCTGATTGTTCCTGTAGAACATGTGCCTACCGTGATACAGACGCTTGAGCATTTCGGTGCTCGAGTTGGTCTGGACAAGAGCTTCTGGACTGGAAAGTTCAGAGAGTCTTGTGGCCGGGAGTACTTTAATGGGCACGACGTTAGTATTGTTCGTGTCCGGCAAGCGTTTCCGACATCACGGCATAATGCGACTGAGGTTGTTTCGGTAGTTTCACTCAGAAACCAACTCTTCACGAGTGGTTACTGGGCTACCTGCCGATGGTTGGACGATTATATCAGGAGTGTGATAAAACACTTTCCTGACGTCCTCCCAACTTCCCCAGTGTTGGGCAGGGTATCTTCGCTCGGTTTCCAAGCCGAGCGCATTCACCCATACCTCCATAGCCCCCTTGTCCGGGGGTATGTTGTGGAGGCCAGACCCCCTCTAGATCATCTAGAGGGAAATGGTGCCCTTCTCAAGTGTTTGCTCAAGTTGGACACGCGTAGTTGGTTAAGGGGTAAAGTCCCCTGCTACGCATCCGACAGCGAACAACAGAATGATACCCTGTTGTATCGCACCCCGGGAGTTTCGCCACTTTCGGGTTCTGAGCAGCACCTGGAGCGTTATGGTCGCCCCAAGTCGACTACACTGAAACTTGGGTGGAGACTACCCTTCTAAGGGTTAGTCGGACCAGTTAAAACTGGCCTGAGGGAGAAGTCAAGTGTCCTGTACCTAGG